ACATTTCTCTTGTATATAAATTCCAAGTTTCTTTATCTGGCAAATTCTTGACATCTCCAATTTTACCAAATGTGCTAGACTTAGTATGTAACCAGCTGATTGATGTTGAAAGTGTTTCTTCTCCTTTTATGCCATATATACCAAAAGTAACTTCTATAGCATCGTATGCCTCTTTCCTCACTTCCACTTCATCGTTGTCATCAAGTATATCTTCATACCAATCACCATCTATGCAAAGAGCCAACATTTTAGTGAATCCATCCCACTCAGCATCAAACTCAAAAGAAAAAGTGTCGACATGGACATTTCCAATTATCGGCACCACTTCTAATTCCTCTATTTTTCTATTTTCAACTTTAAATTTGGATGTTTGCATCTTCAACCTCCATTTCTTCAAAGCCTATTAATTCTCCATCTTTAAGTACTACTTTATATTTTGAAAAATTATTTGGTATTTCAAGCGCTGTTTGTTTAACGTCATAGTTTTCAAAATTTTTAAAAACTTCTTTTGTTTCCTCTATTGTTGTATAACTATTTCTTATAAATCCCAATATTTGATATGTATTTTTATCATAAGCAATAAAAGTGTTCATCTTTTATCCCCTCCTAATTAAAAGCAATTTCTATATAATTAGCAGTTCCGCTGGACCAACCTCGCCATCCACTACTAGCACCACTCGTGCTTAAATAGTAATGATATGCTCCAACTGTTACGTTTCTTGTTGACTGATCAACCTCACATACTTGTTTATATCCAAAAATGTTAGTATAGCCACCAGAGTTATAACTATCTGGAAATTCATCACCTGCCATACCATCTACACTATTTAAAGTTACCAAATATATGTAATTACTATATCCACTTGTTTGAGGTATAGTCCCATTGTTACTTATTGTACCTGTCTTTATACTCATCTGCTTGCTCGGCAATGCTAAAGCATTGATTTGTTGCAGTACTTTTAATGCTGTCATGTACTTTGTATCGTTTGTTGCAGCTTCAGCTTCTGCTTGCGATGCTTTTAAAGAAGCATTCAACTTACTATCTATATCTGTTTTTATACTATCAAAGAACTCCTTATTCATTGCTCTACCAGCATTTGTTATATTCCCTGGTACTGGTACAAGATCATATACATCTTCTGTTCCTGGTACTTTTACTAATTGATATCTTCTAGGATGTTCAACAACTCTATTCGCATAAGGTAGCATTTTATCCCCTCCTTATCAAATCTGTTCTAACAATAATAAACTCGTCAGAGCCAGTTTTCTCATAATTCCACGGTATTCTTGAAATCATGAAACCACTATCTTTTGTACTTGTAGCATTCCCTCCAAAAATACCAATTTCAGTAATATTTCCTATTGCCTCATTTGGCAATAGAATAAACTCTGTTTTCACTTCTCCGACATTTTCAGTTCTTGCAGGAGCTGTAGAATATTGCACTCTAAAAAATTCATTTCCAAGTTTATTATCATATTCCGTAGAACCATTTCCAACAGCAAGATACTTGATATTCATAGCTTGAGGACTTATAGAAGTTAGAGCTAAAATCAAATTATTTAAAAATTGATTTGTAACTTTATTATAAATAGTATCTATTAGAACACCATTCTTATATATTTCATATTTTCCTTCATATTTTAATTTGTTAATCATAAATTGAAACATTCGCCTCCTGGATAATTCCCATATATTCATCACCGCATATACAAGTCATCTCCCATATACTGCCAATCTTGACTATTTATTGTGATATCTGTAGAACTTGAGATGTTATATTTATCTGAGATGTTTTTTATAAAAATTACATTTTCATCTTCATTGATTACATCCTGTGTTGCCTCAACTAGAGCTTTGAAATATGTTTCCCAACCTCCTAATGCAATTCCGTCTAATGCTGAAATAGTATATTCTAAATTAGTAGATCCAACTGGTTTAATAGAAACACTTTCTATTAAAAAGTCCTCAAGATTTATTCCAAGTTCTGGCTTTGAAACCTTAATTATTTGTCCAACTTCTAGTCCCGCTTTTTCTGTGCTGAATGAGCATTTATCTTCAATTTCCCCAAATTTATCAACAATTGATTGTGCATATTGTCTTGCTTCTTCATCACTTAGCAATGCACTATTCTTTTCAAAGCGCTCATACTTTCCACTAGAATTTTCTATTTCAGCTCTAGCTGATATTTCATTATCATTGGAATAAACCATGAATACATCTTTTTTTCCAACATAAGATGCTCTAATATTTTCGCCTTCTACTAATTTATCGCCGTCTCCTTGTGTAATTACATTATTATCATATTGGAAATACCACTTTTTATCTTGATCAATATCCTTTTCTCCAATATCTGAAGGATCAACTCTATTCCAGGAGCCGTTTTGATAAATATCAATTACAGGTTTTCTCGCTATAGGAAATCTTGTATAAAACTCATTCACTTCTCCATCAGGAACCGGATATAATATTTCATTGGTTTGAGTAGAAGTAAGATTCTTTCCACCTAAAACATATTGCGTATTTCTATATTGCTCATATTTTCTTGTTGATTTAAAATTTTTATAATCAGTTGACTCTATTAAATCCCACGGTGCTCTTTCCGCATCTTTAGACTTGAAATGTAACCTTTTATCTTTGTCAATATCCCAGTTAAATCCTGTGCATGTTTGAAGATAATTCAAAGCTTGGGCACAGCTAATATAATTGAAGTTAACTTTTAATAGTATAAATCCTTCTTCAATTGTTCCAGCTGTAACACCTTCCTCAGCTAAAATTGGTAATATCCTATTTTGCACTATCCAGCCTGCTGTTTTGTTAACTAAAGAAGCTGCTACGAGCCTTCTATTTGCAATTTCTTTATTATCACTAGCAGTAATATCTAATTTCAAAATATCTACTGAAAACTTACTTTTTGTGAGTGTTTTAATGATGCCTGAAAATAATTTTTCATCATCATTAAAAAGCTCAATACTTGAGCCTTCTGTTACATCTGATATATCAATTATTTCTTGTCCAAAAGAAACATTTACAATACCACATTTAAATGAACTTATCTGATTTATTTTATTACTTATGTTCCAACCATCAAGTAACGTACCATTAAAATCATTTCCATTTATTTGTAAACGCCTCATCAGAATGCACCTTCCAATCTTAACCTTTGAACAACTTTATCCATTAACATATCAACACCACGATCATCGTAAATATTTGGATTATAAATATTTACAGTAATTCCAGTAGAATTATTATAAGTCTTATTTTCATCTGCAGTTAAAACTCTTTCACCTCTATGTAGTAATGCTGGATATTCATCATAAGGTACATAATCAAGTCCATGTCTTAGACGATCAAAATGTTTAAAATTGAAACCTAATCCACCAACCCCTGGTACCCAATCAGGAATTTTTATACTATTTAACCAATCAATAAATCTGTTTAATCCATCTATAATCGCATTGATGGGAGCTTTAAATATTCCTTCGAAAGTTCCAACAATATTAGTAAATGTTTGTTTTATCCCTTCCCATGCTTTTTTCCAATTCACACTGAATACTTTTTGTAAGAAATCAGTTATACCAACAAAAATGTTTTTTATCCCTTCAAATATTGTTTTAAATTGTTCAAAAGCTCCTTGAAAAACATCACTTAAAACTTGTGCAACCGCTTCAATTGTCGCTTTCAAAGGTGGTAAAATAAATTCTATCAAAGTTCTAAACAATTCTATTAATGGTGGTAGAATCATGTTTAATAATTCTACTAATGGTTTTATCAATTCCATTGTAAGATCAATAAAGGGCTGTAATAGCTCTAATATTGGTTGTAACAATGGAAGTAAAGGTTCCAAAAGACTTGTTAAAAGTGGCAATATCATATCCACAATTTCTAATATTGGTGGTAAAAGCATATCTATTAACTGAATAAACAATGGCAAGACTGCTTCTGTTACTTTTTGAAAGAATGGTAAAAATGATTGAATTATACTTAATATGACTGGTAATATTGATGAAGCTAGCTGTACTAAAGGTGGTAATAAAGTGGTCATTAAATCCGTAAGTACAGGACCCAAACTTGCAAACATAGCCTGAATGGTAGGCAAATTTTGAATAATTAAATCTAAAATAGCTTGTAATATTGGGAAAAATGATGATGCTAAATTATTGACCATTCCACTAAAAGATTGCTTCACATCTGAAAGAGTATCTCCAAATGTAACACCAGCTTTTACAGCATCTTCACCCATGACAATTCCGAGTTCGTTTGCTCTTTCAATTAATCCATCATAATCTTCTGTACTTTGTTCAATAAGAGGAGAAAGTGTATAAGCAACACTATCTCCAAAAAGTTCCGCTGCTTTTGTAGCTCTTTCTTCTGCAGTACCTAATGCCATAATTTCGTTCATTGCATCCTGCATGTTAAGATCAGTTCCTTCTAATTTCTTAGCTGCTTTTTCAAGAGCACTCATCTCCACACCACATTGACCTGCAGCATATGATAATTGCTGATAATAATCTGTGCTAATGCCCATACGAATACTGCCTTTATCAATAGTGTCTGCAACACTAGCTGTTGAATTAGCCATCGCAGTTAAACCACCAACTACTGCAGTAGTTGCCCCTGCTATTGCTGTTCCAATTTCAGCACCTTTTTTTACAATGTTTCCTGCTGTTTCTGCGAAAGATTTACCACTCTTTTTCCCCTTTTCAGTTGTTTCATCTATACTTTTATTAGCCTTCTCGTTATCTATGAAAATTGAGCCATATAATGAGAATATGTTTGCCATTACTTAATCACTTCCAGTCCATAATCTTTCATAATTTCTTCAGCTGAACGCATATTTTTTCTTTCATCGAATATAGTTTCATTCTTAATTGCCTTTGTAATATGATCTATCAATCGAGGAATCTCCAATTCTTTTTCAAAACCTTTTACTAAACAATCGCAAAATAAAAAGACTGGTTCATTATCGAACCAATCTATCGAGCCATAGTGTTTATGAATAATACGCAGAATTTCAGCAGTGCCTAATTCTGCGGAGATTGTAAAAAAGATGTTAGTTTATCATATATCTCAGAGCTTTTAAATTCTTCAAAAAGTTGCATTAAATCTAACTCTGCAGCTTCTTCAACTGAAATTCCTTTTACTTCTGCAAGCCACTCATATACTTCTTTTTCTACTTTATACAATTTAGAAAATATTAATGAAAACAAAGCTTTTCCTACTTCTTCATTTGTAGGTTTATCAATACTTGCTATTTCGCTTGCAATACCCATTTTATCCATTATAAGACTTAATCTTATCAATGTTTTTGACGTTAATTTCATTTATTTGTACCTCCTAAGTTTCTTCGTTATTACTTTCATTACTATTTTCATTCGATGCTAATGGATTCGTAGCACTCTCTTTAATCTCATATAGATCAAATGTATCTACATTATATGGATCATAATGTGCTTGCAATTCCAAATTGTGCTCATTTTCGGCTTTACTAGCACTTTTAAAAGTAAATCCACCCTCATGCATTGGATTGTTAATTATTAAAATTTTAAATGTGCCATCTATCATTGTGGTAACAACTGCAACATTTTCAGCATAAGCATTATTTGGTATTAAGCCAAATTTAGATGGTTTTATTGCTTTATCCGTTCCAGTTCCAACAGTAGCACCAGGCAAAGCCATAGCAAGCATTTCTTGAGAGCAGCATAATGCTGTAACAGTTAAAGAAGCATCCTCTCCATCCTTTACTTGCAATCCTTTTGTTTTTCCTTTTCTGCCATCATATTCAATATCTCTTACCGAAGGTGTAATCGTTAATGTTGCTCCGCCTCTTGTTGGTCCAATTACTTTTTGTCCTGTCTTTCCAAAGTTTAAAACTACAATACCTTCATCTATTTGAATTTTGTTAACATCATTTTCAACTAAATTAACTAACATATTCTTTAAATCTCCTTTCTAAAGATTCTTGCACTAAAAGTTATTTTTCTAATTAATAAATCTTGCTCTGATGATTTTAAAATATTTGCTGATTCAAAACCCAAATGAAAAGCAATATTCTTATCACAGTAAGAATAGTTGTCCAAATTATTGTGTAAATCATCTAATATGTCTTCTACACTAATTTTGCTTAGCTCATTGTTGTATATTTCAATATCAAATAAACAAGTATAACCTGCATCTAGTGGTGTTAATGTAATTGTTGGTACTACTAGATAAGGAAATGAAGTTGTACTTGGAGCTTCTTCATAAAAGCATGTATAATATTCATTTATCTTAACTAACAAGATCTTAATAAATAATTTTAGAACTTTAATAGTTCTACTCAATTTCCTCATCTCCTCCAACATCAATATTAGCTCCAGCTTGAATCATCAAATCGGTTAATTGTTGTAAATATTCTTCTTCTGCTTTATTGATTTCTTCAATATTTTCATATACAGTATTTCGCAATAAGTTCTTTCCAGATAAACCAGGATGTTGAACTCTTACGCCATATTTTTGTCCATTTCCTTGTAGTTGATAAGACGATTTACCTGTCTTGCCAAAAGATTTTGTCATAATTATATGTGGTTTAACACCAAATTCAAACCAACATGGATTGACAACATACTTTATACCTCTCTTCTTCATTTGTGCTCTATTCCTATATCCAATTTCCATATAAGGTTGTCCAGTATTTCTATCAATTTTTGCCCATGCAGTTATTGCTTTTCTTAATCCACCAGTTCTCTGATTAATTTTTTCTCTTAAAATCTTAGTGACAATTTTTCCACCAGCCTTTAAGCCATCTTTTGCAAGTTTTATCATCATATTTTTAGTTTCTTTTGAAGTATCAATGAACCTTGTCTCTGTTTTTTTACTCATTTGCAACCACCATACTTGTTAGTACAATTTCAGTCACATCTTGCTTTTGATAAATTCTTAATACTTTATAAATTACATCATTAACCTTTACATGAGTAACATCTTTCAAGTCAATTAGTTTTGTTTCAAGTTTAATTTCAGGTTTTAATCCTGCAGTTTGTGCTTGATAGAACTCACTAAATCCAACTGATTTAACGTTACAAAATATTTTTTTTTCCTCATAAGAAACTTTTGGTCTATGTAATTCGTCAATAGTATGTTTTTCTCGCATTATATAAGCTATATTTTTCCAATGCATTTCAACTCCTCCTAATCTTTTTTATAAACTAGGGCAAGTTTTGCTTTTAAACTTTCATAAGCATTTCTAAATTTTTCGGAGTC